TCCCAGCTCGAACCGGGCGTCGCCGTGGTTTTCGGAACCAAAGCGAACCATGTCGATCTTCCCGGAGCTGCCGGAGCTGGTCTTCCTGCCGGTGTCTATGATGCCAGATCCGAGATGATTCTTGATAAACCCGATACGGAAGATTCGGCGCCAATCACCAGATCGGGATCGGCTAGAGTTTTGCTAGGCGGAACGGTTAGCGCCGGTCAGTTTGGTATTGTCAACGATACGACCGGACAGCTGAAAGCCCTCCCAACAGCAGTCGGTAAGTATACAGTTTATGGTCAGTTTGAACAGAGCGGTGTTGCTGGTGAGTACGTTGATTTCGACGTGAATATCCAGCAGATAACTGTTTGATAGCAGGCGATTATTTTCAACAAGGAGTAGCATGTGGCTAAAAGTAAAGGATATGTAGATCCGCTGTTAAGCGGATACGCGGTAGATTATTCGGGAAGACTCCGAACAGGTCTTGTGGGACACAGATTGTTCCCCAGAGTCATGGTAACCAAACCCGATGACAAATACGCCTACTTCGGGCTGGACACTTTGTCCATTCCCGATACAAGGCTGGCGAAAAACGGCGGACGTCCCAATTATGCGGGTGACCATGGAGAAGAGAAAACTCTTTCCTGTGCTTCCCACGGTCTTATAGACGGTTTTGATATCGAGGATATGCAGTACAGAGAAGGGCCTTTTTCTGTTAAGGAAAAATCCAAAACCCAGTCTCTGACAAGAAAGCTCGATGCGGCCCAGGAAGCCAGAATCCGGGATGCCGTTCTGAACGAAGCGGGTCGGTTCTCAACCCTTGCCGGTACCGGAGCAACCATTGACAACAAGTGGCCCGGAAACGGCGGAAAGCCCTACGACAAGATTATGGAGTCCATCGACAAGATGCTGATGCCTCCCAACATGATGGTCATTTCCAAAGATGTATGGCGTGTCATGCAGGGGCACAGTGATTTCACTGGTCGTGTCGGAGAGGTTCAGCAGACAAAGCGCGTGACCATTCAGACCATCGCCGATCTGTTTGAGATCAAAACCGTTCTCATCGCCGACGGAGTCGTTGGGCCTTCGAAAAAGAAGAAAGCCGGTATAGGCATGGATGACATTTCCCAGATCTGGCAGAACTGCCTTGTTTTGGCTTATGTCGATGATGCCCAGAACGATACCGATGTACTCCGTGCCGGTTCGACCTTCCAGGTGAAAGACCCCGACGCCGACGGATCGGGATTTGTGGTTTCAGCCTGGACCGATGAGGTTTCCGGGGTTAAAGGCGAGAGAGTTATCAAGGTTGCGACAAGAACGGATGAACGCGTTGTTGCTCCCGAGCTGCTCTATTCTCTGAAATCCCTGGTGTAAAGGAAAAGGATATGTATTGTCAGAAAGCGGATCTGGAGAAAGCTCTTCGCGACGGAGTACTGGCTGACTGGACCGGAGGCAACGACTTGAAAGTAAACGCCGCCATCGCCAGCGCCGCATCGGAGATCAACGGCTATCTTCTGTCCGGGGGGTATACGGTTCCGCTTTCTGTCATTCCCGATAATGTGCGGGATTACGCCGTATCGGTATCCCTTTACAATCTGGCAGTTGTCAGGGGAATAACGGAAGAAGCTTCCGACAAGGAACTGATTGAAAAGAAGAAAGCGGCCATCCGCTTTTTTGAAGGTGTGGCCACGGGGAAATTCAGAATCCCCACCGGTCAGGGATCGGGCGAGGAGTCCCCGACCAGACCGACTGGAAAGTTCAAGGTTTTAACCGGAACAAAAATGAATATGAACGGGTTCTGCTAATGGCGGGAACTCAAATAGTTGTAGACGTTCATGGCATGGATGAGGTCATGCGTGTCCTGGACAAACTGTCCATTGCGGATATTGAAAAGCTGGTCAGCTTTGCCGGTGGACAGCTTCATTTTCAGAGCATGAAGGCTTTTGAAGATGAGACCGATCCGGTCACCGGCAAGAAATGGAAAGCAGTTAAGACCAGAAGAGGACGGGGAAGTGGTCCGATTCTCCACGCCGGCGGAACCCTGCAGAAGAGTGTCGAGGAGAAATCCACAGGCGTGGAGGCTATTGTATGTTCTAGCATGAAATATGGCCGGATTCACAATCTGGGAGGCAAAGCCGGTCGGGGAAGGAAAGTGACGATTCCCCAGCGTCGGTATATCGGCCATTCGGAAGACTGGCCACGTGAACTGATGGGCGAGCCTTATGTCAGAAAACTTATGGAGCCCACAGCATGATTGTTGAAATAAAGGATCTGATCCAGGCAAATCTGGTGGCCGCCGGAATCAGTGCGACAGCCATTGCCAGAGATGCCAAAAGGGTGTCGGAAGTGAAGACCAGCGGAAAGGATTTTTACGCTTCGATCATTACGGCAACGGGAGGTTATGAGGATCCGCTCAGAGCTGAGTGCTTTGTCTCGACCGAATCCGGAAAAAAGCTGGTTAAGGTCAGGCTCCGGAGACGGGTTCCCGTTGTTGTCTCCATATTCGGAAGAAGCGAAGAAGCCGTCGATCCTGTCTTTTCATCATTTATAGAAAACCTGCCGGCCAAGTTTACAGTCGGACTTTATAAAGGTGATGTGGAACCGGATCTGGAGGAGCATTCCGATTTCAGCTCGGCTATGACTGGCCGCTATGAAAGCGTTGTGCGAATTACATTCAGCATTGACGTCGGTCCATCGCTTTCCAGCATACCGCTGACAATAAACAAGATTGATGTAGGAGAAGATTGAAATGGCAGAAAACAGCAATTCTGAATCGAAAGGCAAAGAGTCCGCGACCATTGAAGAACTCGCGAAGAAGAACAAGGTCGACCGGTCTGTTTTGGAAGGCTTGAAAATCTCTAAAACATGGGGAACCGGAAAAAGAGTCTCCGAAGCAACATTTAAAACTGCTTTAAAGGCCTTTCTCGAATCCCCTGCAGATGGCCGAAAGAAGCCGGAGAACACAGAGAAGAAGGAAGGTGCTAAATGAGCAAAGATGTTGATTTAAGTATTGAAGATGGCGGATTGGGTGTCGTATCCAAAGGAGACGGATACCTTGGTGTCGTCGGCGTGGGAGCCGCCGCCGTGAGCGGTGTTGTTTTGGCGACCAGGGAAAACTACGAGAGTAAAGCCGGGTTGAGTCCGATCAGGGATTTCCTGGAACAGGTCTTCTCTCTTGTGGACATTCCGGTTTACTGCCGAATTCTTGCCGCTTCGACCGCCGGAACTCTGAGCGCCGTTACAAAGAGTACCAATAACAGCGGAGTCGGAAACCTGGCCGTTTCGGGTACTCCTTTCAACCGTTTTAATGTTCAGGTAGATATGATTGACGCGGGAGCTTTGAACCAGGCGACATTCCGCTACACACTCGACGGAGTAAAGTCCGATATCATCACGGTTCCACTGGACGGAGTATACCTGATTGCGGAAGCCGGGATCACTCTGACCTTTTCTGCCGGAGCGCCGACCGGTGATCAGAAGAGTTTTGAAGCCGGAGATCTCTTCTTCTTTTCAAGTACAGCGCCGACGGCATCCAATGCGGAGCTGCTTGCCGCTGTTGATGATCTGATCGCCTACAAGCAGTCATTCCGTCATATCTCCGTGGCCGCTGTTACTCAGGCTGCTTTTTGGGCTTCCTTTGCCGTAAAGCTGGAGATGGCCGAAGCGGATCACAAATACATGTCCGGCTCCACCATGAACCGCTACATCAATGGCGGTGAGACTCTGGATGAATATATAAACGCCATTATCGGAACAGAGAGGGGAAGTGTTTCTTCCATCCGCCTGATGGTCTGCGCCCACTGGATCGAAGAGAATGATATTGCCGGATATGTGGACATCCGAAACGGTCTGGGAAAAATTATTGGCCGTATGTTCGCCATCAATATTGCCCTCTCTCCGGGGGCCACAAAGCTCGGCCCTGTTCCCGGTGTGGAAAAGATAATGCCCATGGACAACGGCAATCCTTTCCCCGACGGATATACCGAAGCTCTGGAAATAGCCGGTTACGCGACCTTCCGATATTACGACGGGAAGACTGGTGTGTATGTCAACGACTCCACACTGATGAGTCCTGCCGGTTCGGACTTTACGATCTGTACCCGCATAGACGTTCTGAACAAAGCTCGGAACCTGGTACGGGATTCCCAGTTCCCTTACATAAAGGACAACTTCGATGTGCTGGAAGACGGAACGGTTCCCCAGCTGGAAGCTGTTAAATCTGCCGGGGAGATAATGCTGGATGTCATGAAGAGGGACAAGGAAATTTCGTCTGGACGGATCAATCTGCCCATAGACCAGAACATCCTAGCCAATCCGGTTGTAACGGAAAAGGTCTACATAACTCCCAGGGGAAGTATGAAGGAAATTAGCGGAACGATTCAGTATGAGAACCCCGCTTTACAGGAGGCTTGATAAATGAAAGCAGGAACAGTTAATGGGCAGGTGTATAACTTTGTCCATATCAAGATGGTGTTGCCCCACGGATTGCCCCAGTATCTGGACAACATTGACTATGACGATGAGGTCGACCGAGAGGTTATTACCAAGACCAACGGTCTGCCCGGAGGAGTGGCTGAGGGCGAGTATAAAGGTTCTGTGAAATTCAAAATGGCTCTTTCCGACGCCAAGCTCTTTGAAGATCAGATGAAAGCCAATGGAGGAGTTTACAATTCCAATCTCCCCATAACGTCCACAGTCTCATACGGGGAATCAAATCAGGTGGCTATTACAGACACTCTCCAGTTCATCATTCTGAAAAGAACGATGTCAAACAGCAAAGGAGACAAAGCCTTGATGAGGGAATATGAAGGGGCATTGACCGCCCCTATTAAACACGATGGCACACCGGCCATCACCAGAGTATAGCTCAAGGAGTAAATAGTGAGTTCTGAAGAAAATACCAATGAGAAGAAAGACGACAAGCTGGACAAGATGATCGCCGCAGCCAAAGAGAAACATACCGGGCCGCTCTTTCTTGCAGATTACAAATTCACCGATCAGGACGGCAAGGATCATCACCTGCAGTTCGTGTACAGAGAGCCCAAAGAGGAGGAGATGGACGCTTACATTTCCCAGTTGGATAAATCGCAGACCGGAGCCAACAGGATGATCATGCAGATGTCCATTGTTGCCCCCGATCCCCAGTCCATCATGAATGAGATCGGTAATCATCAAAATGCCGTAGCGACGTTTATACAGAGTTATCTCAACCCTTTATCCGGGGCCGTAAAGGAGGTGCTGCCTCTCAGGAAGATTTAACGGAAAAGGATAAGCGCCGCCTGATTGTGCGGCGTTTTTTAGGGGAAGATATTTCCGGCCTGACTGTCAGCCAGGCCGACCGGAAGGTAAAGGAAGCCCTGTATATCAGGGATATTGAAAAGGGTATCCTGGTCGATGCCCTTGCCAGTTTATTGGGGACATAGAAGTGGGTCAGTTCGTTACATCGGTAAAACTTAAATTTGTTGATGGTTTCTCAATGGGAGCCAAAGGGGCTAAGTATAGTTTGGCCGGGATGAACTCCGCCCTGAAAGAAATCAAAAACAACGATAACGGGATGACCCAGCTTTCCGCCCATCTTGCCATGGCCACCCAGATGACTGAGCCTTTACGGGCCGGTTTGGATGCGGCTCTCGATGTTCCTTCGCAAAAAGCCGCCGGGCTGGAATCCGCCATGGCAGCGGTCAATTCTGTCCTCAATGAACAAAACGCAATTGGCGGTGATGTCGCCCAGACTTACAAAGCAATAGAAAAGGCCTCCCTGCAATGGTCTGCCGGTGTAGTTCCCGGTTCAAAAGCCGCTACAGCCGAATCAAAAAAATTCGGCCAGGCTACTTATGGAATGATTTCCGCGGGATTGGAAGCAGCTGATGCAATCAACGCGACTGGTCAGGCTTTGATTCTCGCCAAGGCAACTATGGGAGATGCGGGAGACGCGGGAAACCTTCTCGGTGTTATGTACAATAACCTGGGCGGGGACCTGACCGATCTTTCCGATATTGTCGCGGCCACTCAGGGAGCTTTTCAGATAGCCAATCTCGGACAGCTGAATGAAGGCTTGAAGTACGGGATCCCCGCCGCGAAGCAGTACCGGATTGAGACAGCTCAGCTCGCCACATCGGTCGGAGCTTTGAACTCAGCCGGTCTGCAGGGATCTATGGCCGGTACGGCTTTTGTCTCCATGATGAACAATCTGTCCAAAGCCTCCAGTTCTTTGAATTTCGATATCTCCTATAACGACCAGGGCGGTGTCGATGTCATCAAGACATTGGAAAATATTCAGGGCAAAATGGGACCGCTGGATCAGCTTTCACAGCAATCCTCTGATGCTTTGACTGCTGCCTTTGGCTCCGAGGGAGTCAGGGCTGTTACCCTTCTCGGATCGGATCTTGAAAAGCTCAAATCTCAATATGAAGGTGTCGCCAACTCTCAGGGGATGGCTCTCTCTATGGCAGAACGTCAGGCTGATACCTTTGAAGACAGCATGGCCCGTATGAATAATGCCGCCTCTGTCTGGCAGATCAAAATGGGCCAAGGCTCGAACTTTGTAAAGAGAACCATGGCAGATATGGCTTCCGGCGTTATG